GTCGCCGATTTCCTGCATCATCGGCCATAGTTCATCAATCGGATATTGCTCCGGCCGCGCATTGACGATGGAGACGGGATCGGGCGGCAGGATGATGGTGCCGAGCTGGCGGTTTGGCGTGTCGTATTCATCTTCCCAAACAAGTATTCTTTGATTTACGAGCTTGGTCCCCTGCCATTCAAATTGCCACTGCAGGTTTTTCTGATTCCCGACCATCCCATTCCGATCAGACGTTGCCCACGCTTCAGGGTGCGTCGGATCGGTCCTGGCACGTCGCGGATGCGGGCGCATGAATCACCGATAATATCGCGAGAAGGACGGCGCGAGAACGAGCGGAACATTTTCTGTATCTTGAGTCGCCGCGATCTGCCAAGCCTCCAGAGCGTCCGCTTTGCGCTGCGCCTCCAATGTCGGTGCATAAATCCGCGCCAACCGATGCGCCAACGAGGCCACTAGCGCATCAAGCCATCGATAGGGCACGTCCGGTGTCTCGGCATTCGTCAGGTTGGCGTCCTGCAACTGCCGCAGCCATAAGTAATCGAACGTGTAAGGCCCGTTCGAGTCCGGCACTGGGTAGAACGTGATGGTTGGCGTGATGAGGCGGTCCTGCCAAAAAACAGTCGGCGGTCCTGGTGTCTGTTGATTCGCGTAGCTCAGATATTCGGTGCGCGAGATCGGCGTGATGTAGCGCCGCGCTTCGCTTGACGTGCCGAAGTTCAGAACGATGGATGCGTCAACGACAAGGACGGAATAGTTCGGCAGCGATATGGTGGCGACGCCCGGCGTGAGCGTGGTTTGCGTTCGTTCCACGGCCCATAAGTTGGGCTGCATGTTGGAAAACGTCACCAGCACCAAATTCAGTTCGCGATACGCCGACAGCACATGCTCCTGACGGAACTCCGGCGCCCGAACGCCAATGCGCTCGTAAGCGGCCATGGAAATATTGCCGTTGCTGATATTGAAGTTGTAGGTGCCGCTGCTGGTCATCGCGCCCGTCGCGCCTGCAGGATACCGTAAACTGATGCCGTCGAGGTCGCGAACGTGAACGATCCGATCAAATAGGCCGTTCCAGCGGATGCAAGGAGAATCTGCACCGGCCCGACATCGATGCCGGAATCGCCCGCCGCGCCGGTCAAGCCCGCACCGAGCCTTACCGTTGCTTGATAGCCCGAAACGATGCCCGGCATCGTGCTCGAATTGGACGTGTTGATTGCGGCTTCCATCGAGGTGATGACGGTCGTGGTCTGCGGATGGATGACCGCCTGCCCCCATACGTTCCAATCACCCGCGCTCAGAGGAAGCGCGACGACGCTCGTGCCGGCACCAGTCGCAAGCGCGACGGCGGATGCCAGCGCAACCGCAAGGCTCGTGTATTCGCCGACGTTCCCGGTATTGGCGGTCGTCGCGGCATTGCTTCCGGGAATCTGTCCCAACGTGGCCGTGCCGGCAGGCCCTATCTGCACGCCGCCGCTTTGCGAGACGGTCGGATTCGGAAAGGTCCCTGAAAGGTCACCGCCTGCGGCGCCCCCACTGGAGATCGGCGGTGTTGAATTGTTCCCGACCGGATCGGCCATGAATTATGGACTCCCGATGCCGCCCTGCGTGCCGATGGCGCGCACTGTCCCGGTGCCGGCGGAAATCAACAGGCGCCATCCGGTGATCGGCTCATTGGAATAGCCGTCGATGGTTGCCGTCGCGTTATTGATCGTCGAGAGAGTGAAAGGCTGCGGATACGGTACGTTTGGAGGAAGATTGTTTGGATCGTCATAGGTGTACTGTATCGAGAACGTCGCGGCACCAGACTGCAGCACGCAGCCGTAAGATATATTGCTCGGCATGGCGTGCCAATTGACGATATTCCACAGCGAAGATCCGACTCCGTTCGTGCCCGCGCTGACCGAAGCCGCGGTCGTAGCAAGCGTTTGCGCGATCGACGATGCCGACGGCTCGATCGAAAGGATCGTCTTGTAATCGAGATTGGATTGCACCGTGACCGCGCTGGTGCCGGCACCAGAACCATTCCCGCCCGCGAGAAATTCTGAAACCGTGAAGCCCGCCTGGTTCAATCCGATCAGATGGAAATAGATGCCGCTGTCATTGCCTTCGGACGTGACTGTCACACGCTGTTGCGCCGTACCGAGGACGCCAGATCCAAGCGCCGCCGATGTGCCATAGGTGCCATTGAGCTGAAACAACCCCGTAAGCGCCGCTTGCGTCAGCGCGATCGAGGTCGTGCCCAGAACGGCGGGGAGACTGTATTGAACGACGACGGGAAGCATGCGCGCCTAGTTCCTTATGACTTGCGCGACGCCCGATCCATGCGATGACGAACCGCGCCGCCGTCCATTTTCTGCTCGCCGATTTCCGGAAACTTCTTGTGCACCTTGGCGCGCACCCGCGCCTTTAGTTCCGGCGAACCAAACTGACTCACGCGAGACAACGCATTGCGCGCATGGCTCATGTCGTTAATCGGATACGAACGATCTGGCCCCGCGAAGGTAGAAGTCGGCAACGCGTTTCTTTTCTTTGCCGTCAGCTTCGCCATCTTCTAATCCCTGCGGATCGTTGACCGAATCCGGCGCTACTCCCGCGAAGACCCTCTCGTGATCCAACTAATCGGACATGCCGCCTTCTTGCGTCTTCGGCATATCCTCCGCGCCGCTGGTGCGATGCGCGCTCGACAGCGGCGAGCGGTCGGAACCGACGCGCCCTCCCGACTTGCGCCCCGGCCGATCCAGGCGCGGACGAACGCCACCACCGGTCATCAGGCCGAGCACCTTGCCGCCTGACTTGCGCTTGACCTTGCCGCCGTGCTTTTTCTCGTCGCCCTTGGCGTAGTCTTCCTTGCCTTCGGCTTCCTTGAGCACGTCGGGATTGCCGGCCGCGATCAGATGCGTGCGTCCACCTTCCGCCTTGCCGTGGTGGTGTCCTTTATGACCCTTCATCGAAGCGGCCTCCTTATCAGGTCGTGGAGTTGGTGACGCCGAATAGCGGCACCGGGTTGTTGGGCGTAGCGGCGATCACGTTCCACACGCCGACATTCTGCATCATCGCCAGCCGTGACGTGCCGTTGGTCACGAGCGCGCCCGTGATCGCGGTGCCCTTGCCATCGGTTGAAACCTGCAAAGTGCCGCGCACGTCGCCCGTCGTATTGGTGGCCGGTTGCGTCGTCGCCGCCGCCGTAAAGCCTGTCGAATTGACGTTCGTCGTGCCGGCCCACATCACCAAAGTCTGTTCCCATTCGTCGGCACGGAACGGAAAGCCGAAGGTGTCGCCGATACCGACCGCATAAGTGTTGCCGCCGGTCGAAGCCGAAGTCGGCGTGATAGATGAGATATACTTGAACGCCTTCTGACCGTAGGCCGTCGTTGCGGAAGTCGTAGCCGGCACCGTGATCAGCTCTGTCATCTGCTGCTTCCACACATCCCAGCCTTGGATCAGGAAGTTGACAGCAGTAGCCACGCCGCCGGTGACCAGCGAGATCGAGATATTGCGCGCCAATTGCTCCGCCGGATTGTGCACCCGCAGCACGCCGGCCAACATGTCGGGTATATGATACGTCGGCGTCACCGCCGAAGGTCCGAACTGCGTCGGCGGCGGATAGTAGCCAGCCGCGAAGATATTGGACTGCCCGATCGGCGCATTGGCGAGCGCCCCAGGCACCGCGGGAGACACCGTGATGCCGGTATAATTCGAAGTGGAAATCGTCTGGACTTGGGTGAAGAACGATGACGTATTTCCAGATCCGCCGCCGCCGATCAACACCCACTGCCCGACAGAGAACTTGGTATTGTCGTACACCGCAACCGTGGACGAATTGGCCGTGGTCGTGCCCGTCGAAAACCCGAAATCGATCGCCAGCACATTGATGATGGTAGAGGTGCCCTGCGGCAGAATCGGAATGCCGGGCGCAATCGAGGGCGTTCCTGCAACCGCACCGGCGGCTTGCGTCGAGACCAGCGTGATCGCCGTATTGGCGGTCGCAACCGCCGCCGTCGCGATAACGTTGGTCGCCGCCGCCTGCGGAATCCGGTCAACAACCCAATAGGCCCCGTTGTTCAAAAACGCAGCCGACCGCCCCGGCGTGGTGCCTTCGGACGGATAGGGCACTGACCGCGGATCGAGCAGCGTATTGCCTTGATAGAAGCCGGAAGGGCCATCCATCGGGCCGATCTGCGCCGTCGTACCGGACTCGACCAGCAGCGAGCCTGCGCCGATAACGGGACCCTTGAAGGTCGTGTCAACCATCAGTTTACCCCAAAGCCGGGAGTTGCGACATTGAGCCAGTCGCGATGCGGAGAACGAGCGATAGCGGCGGCGGTTTCACGGTCCCAGTCGGACACTTTGACCACCTTCGATTCGAGATATTCTGCTGCTCTACGGACTCGTTGAGCATCATCACCGAGTTGACCAATGCCGTAATTACACGACTTACAGATGAGGCCGCGCGGAAGACCGGAATCATGATCGTGATCGACAGCAAGGCGCTCGTCGCTCGGCAGCTTTTCACAAATAACGCAGAACTCGCCACCCTGCTTTTCAATCATTTGCTGGTACTCAACCTCGTCAATTCCGTAATTTTTGACGAGATGCTGATGCCGCCAGCGGCCGGGATTTGCTTCACGGTAAGCGCGCATGTATGCTGCGCGACCTTCTTTGGTCGTCTTGTCGAAGCCTCCACCGCCAACTTTGGCGAGCCACTTGAAATTCTCCGCGCCGATCGGACGCCCTTCGTCCATTGCGGCGATTGTCGTCTGTTCCTCGGAAAGCTCTCCAACGGCAGACGAAAACTCGTCAAAGTTCGGCCAAACGTGCCGCCGCCCGCTGCGCAGGAGGCGATTCCACGCGACCTTCTTCCTGCGAAACTGGATTACGGTCGCGAGCGCCGCAGCACATTCATCTGGCGTAACTGCACCGCGCAACGCCGACATCGCAAACTCGTAAACCTCTGATGCTTCCTCTTTGGTCGGGTAAACGCCAAGGTTGACCTGTTGGTAATTGGCGGTGATGGCGGCCTTCCAGCGATTGTTTTTCGCAGGACTCACGCCGCGCACGCCACTCGTGTTTGTTGAAAGGGTATCGCGCAATCGCGCCGCTTCGATACGTGACATCTCTTGAAGGTTATTCCACGAGCAATCGTCAGCTTCGCCGTTCAGGAATTTTACGTCCATGCTCGGCCATTCGCCGCGAGCATAGAAAACAGCAAGTCTACTGGCCTGCAATTTCTCGCCGTCGATGGTAATAAACCGATGGCCGTAATTTCCACTCACGACGCCAGCCCGGTCACCAACTTTAGTGCGATTTGAAAGCGATACTTTCCACGTAAACACGCCAGTAGCCGGATCGTAATCCAGCACTTCCAAGACGCGTTCGTGGGTCAGTTGTGTCATCTTAGCCATTTCATTCCCCTGTTTGAGCGAAAGCATCGAGCTGATATCTCATAACAGGAGTACGGTTGTCAACCGTTTTGTAAACGTTTGATTTAACTTACGAAGTTGGAAATTCTCCCCAGGCTGCGCGCGGGTCGTTGTAACCGAATGAATACCGCTCGTAAGCCTTGACTAGGAGATTATCAGTTATGTTATCAACCCACATGTCCATCTCGTAAGGAATCCGCAGCATGTGGATCAGCCCGTCGATGTTTGTGGTCAGGAACCAGGCGAAGTTCGACGTGAGGAAGTCGAGAACGATGAACCCTTCCGGCAGACCGCCGCTCAACGTCAGGATCGCGTTCACGTCGTTGTCGGCGGTGCCGGGCCGCAGCTCGGTCTTGGTCAAGCGAATCGCGATGGCTTCGAGATTCGGCGGCACCACAAGTCTGCGCGCACGAGACAGAATACGCAAGCCGCGCTCGTTGACGAACTGCGTGCGCACATTGGTCATGTCGGCGAGCAGCGTCGATTCGTTGAGCGACTTTGGCGTGGTGGACGTGTTGGCCCAAGTGCCGCCGTCATACGGATGCGCGGTCGAGAAAAGGGCAACACCATCGCCGATGATCGACGTGTTTTGGGTGGCGCCAAGGTTGAGAACGTTGGCGGCCTGGATTTCCTTGAACTGGGCGTAGCCTTCCTGCAGTTTGAGGTTGGTCGGATTGAACTGCGCCTTGTACAGATTGTCGTCGATCGCCTTGCGGGTGATGGCGTAGCCGAGACCGACTTCGATATGGACGAATGCCCAAGTGAAACGCTCGCCGGCATTGTTGTCGAACTGGGTGGCGGCGCCTTCGTCCTTGAGATAGGGCAGCGCGACGAACGCCATCTGGGTGGAGCGTTCCACCGCCATGTTCGATTTGCGGGTGGTGAATACCTTGTCCCACTGGCGCGGGATCATGTCGTAGGAGCCGCGGACATCGAACAGGCCGGGCAGAAGTTCGGAGCGGATATTCGCAAGTGCGACGGGCATCGATCAGCTCCTTAATTGCCCACTTGGGCGCGATAGAGTTGATAGTTGAAGGCAACGACCGCCCAGTTGTAGTTAGTCGTCGGGTCGGAGCCGTTGCCGACGCCCGGATAGAGTTTCACGATGCGGAAGGGCAGCAGCGAAGCGGTGGTGCCGGTCGTGGTCGCCGTGGACTGGTCGATGGTCGCGACCGAATAGGCACCGCCGACAGTGGACGGCGTGCCGGTGGTGAAGTTGATGACGTTGCCGATGTTGGCGGTGGTGACGGCGGTCTGCAGCGTGGCGACCAGAAACAGCGCATTCGGCGCGTCGATCACATAGGCCGTGGCATTGGTGGACGTGCTGCCGGGAAAGTAGGGGGACCAGATCGGCGCGCTATTGGCCGTAGGGCTGTACCAGCACCCCTGAAAAATGCCGATGATCGGGGTCGTGGTAGCGAGTGCGCCCGTCGCCTGGATGATGTAAGGCGATGTCGCGTTGGCGATGATGACGGGATCGCCGAAGCCGATCGGGGTTGCGTTGGTGGATTGGATCGTGTAGGCGGAGAGTTGATAATCCGGCGCGCCGCCAGGCGAATAGCCGTATTGCTTGAAGCCAAACTGAGATTGCGTGTTTGCCACGGCAACACTCCGAGCGGGGTTTGGGACCCGACCCGGCAAGCGTTGCCCAGGTTTCGAGAGGATGAAGACCGCCCCGGCGCGGGGCAGTCAGTTAAGTCCGCGACGGCAGGCGCTGCTCTGTCGTGGATGTGGGCCGCTCAAGATCAGAGCGTGAAGGGATTATGAAAATGATTCCGGGGTCGGTGTCAAGGGCGAAGCTGTGGGTAAGTCGAATTTCGTGACTACCGCAGCCCCGTCACATTGACGCTGATGCCCGCGAGCAAATGCAGCAGCGGGATTACAACGTAAAACAGGACGATCCCGACGACGAGAATAATAATCAGAACTTCGATGATTTGTTTGAATATCGGCTCCATCGGAATGAGTCCGATGATCTGCCGAACCACCCAAAAGACAAAACCCGCGATCAACAGCGCGATGATGATCTGAATAATGATGGCCATGGTTGTTTCCTCTGTGTTTGAGTCACACCACGCATACAGCCAATAGATAATGACACATCGGCGCAAATCCAACATGCAGCACTTCGTCGTTCATGCCGAACAGAAAGACGTTGCGGAAGTAGCGTTGCAGGTCGGCTTTGAATTGCTCGCCAGACCTGCAGTTGACGTGCCCTTTGCGGCTTGATTGCGAGGCGTAGGGTTGCGATTCGAGCGACGGCGCGCCGACGATGAAAACGCCGTTCGGTAAAAGTGAGTCGCAGATATTACGCACGGCTTTCGGTTCGTCTTGCGGCGCAATATGCTCGATCACATCCAGCATGTAGATCGCATTGTAGCGCGGATAGAGCGCGCCTGCGGTGATGTCCCATTGCGCGACTTTTCCGGAATGACACTTCTGCGCGGCATCAACCCAGATCGGATCGAAATCGTAAAGATCGAGCTGGGCAACTTCTTTCGCTACGATGGCGGACGCGAAGCCATCGCCGCAGCCGATTTCCGCGACACGCGCATAGCCTTTGAGCATCTGCGCCACGAACTTGTAGCGCGCCAGTACGAAGCCCAGCCGCTTGGGGTCCCAGCGCCACGTTGAGCCGCTGGATGGGCCAAGCGTGACGGGAGCCTTATCGAACGCCGGAGCATATTGCGGTTCGCGGGGTTTGGTCTGCGGCATATATTCACCTGAGAGTTGATGGCTTGACGCGATTCGCGGTAATTATGAGGGAGGCCGATACGCGAGCCCCCTGGCGTCTCCCGCACTTCATCGCATCCGTGTTTGCGCTACCGGCCATCCTCGGACCAGCGAGG